CATTCCCAGATATTTCCGACCAGATTGGAAATCCCGTTATAATCATGGTTATGCCTCCAGGCTGCAGGGCCGGATCCAGCCAAAATACGCGCTGTGCCGCTGGACACGCCCGGATTTTCTCCATCCTGCCTGCGGCCGACCTCGTAGGTGGCGTCATGAGCGCGGCCATAATCGGTGTTACCTCTTGGAATGATCCCGTTTGCCTTGCACCACAGAGCAACAGCCGCCCACTCGTGCACGGTCATCATGTGATAACCCGCGCCGTTTGCCTCGCATTCCGATTTTGCCGCATCCCAATCAATGCTGGCAGTCGGGTCAAAGCTCGGCAGCGGCAGTGCGCAGCCGTTTTTTACTGTGGCCTGGTAGGCGCCCACGAAAAGCTCGGATTTTTCCACGCCGCCCACCAGAAACGCGGTGCACAGGCCAGTGCCCAGGTCTGCATCAAATCCCAGGTCCTCATAACGGAACTTAGGAATGACATAATAATAGCCGGGATAGCCCTGTTCGTTGTAGAGCACTGTCTGGTGCCCGCCGCTTGCGGCTTCAACAGCCGCGCGTAAACTGTCCTTGATAAAAATCGTAGACATAATTTAGACCTCCTGCTGGTTTTCGGGTTCCTGCACCTGGGGCCAGACAATCACGCGGAGCCGGTTGGTATCCACAGGCTGCAGTTGTTTATCATACACGATGTTGCCATCTTCGTCGGTTTCCCCGGTATCAACCATTTCATACCGGTTGGGTGGCACGATGATGTTTGCCAGAAACGCCCTGCCGCGCTTTAAATCGACAATCTCTTCTGAGTCGCCGCGCACATCATCGAGTGCCACGCTTTGATCTCCGACCGTTATCACGCCGCTGTCAAGGGACACGGCCGGGTACTCCCCGTTGCCGGGTTTTTTTTCAATAATCATGCGAGCCTCCTCTTATAGTCCGATTTTTCTGGCGGTCCAGCGGATCTGTACGCTGTCTACCGCGCCGTTTAAATACAGGCTGAACCCGTTGCTCGCCTTATCTCCTGCATACACGTACCCGAGCTGGAACGCGTTGCCCTCAAAACCCTCGATATCAAAATCCACTGCATACTGCTCATCGAGCATGTCATACGGCAGGGCTACGTATTCGGTCGGGCTGGTATCCACGGCCTGGGGCCAGTTGGGCTCAACACGCCGCAGGTCCACCAGGGTGCAGTTGTCCAGGTACTGGTCCGTGGCCTCGGTATTGCCTGCAGGCACGTCTATGCGATACAGGGTCAGGGTTCCGTCAGGCGGATCCACATCCAGATCCGTGCAGGCAAAATCAGCCAGGTTTTCCTCGTCGATCCAGATATAAGCATAGCAGGACTTTTCCTCGTCAGAGCTGTTTCCGGGAACGCTCGCGCCGTTTTCCTGCTCCGGCACCGGCACCCTGCGTCCGCCCAGAAACACGCTGCCTGCAGAAAGAAACAGGTTTCGCGTAGCGGAATCGCTTTTTGTGACTGTGCACCCGTTCATAACGCCCCGGTTTGCAATCGTGGCCACCCCGGTCTGTAGTCGCTGGTTTAAGGTTTTTTCAATTTCCCGGTTTGCCAGCCCGGCCTGGCTGATGGCCTGGATTGCAGCCGCAATCAGGGCGTTCTGCATGTCAGAGTCCACAGTGGACTCCAGGGATGCAAGGTCTTGTGCGTTTTGCTCCACCTCGTCTTTGAGATAGACATCGTTGTTGATCAAATCCTGGAAATTCGGATTCCAGGTGTCCGGATGAGACGGGTCTGTTGTCTCCAACTGCCGGACATACTCCTTAAAATTCGGCGTGCCGTTTAGGTTTGCCATTTGCGCCTCCTGTTAATATTGGAAATTAAGGGTGAATTCCAGGCTACTCTCTGGCTCTAACTGCTTCGGATTAAAAACCCTGCGGCCCATTAGATCGCCCTCGGAATCAAATACCCCCACCTCGGTGATTTCATTGTCCCCGCTGTCATCTCCCTGCAGCTTTCCGGTGCAGGTCAAAATCGTGCCGTCTGCGGATGCAGAGCCCAGGCTTTGCCTGTGCACCTCGTTTTCAAGTGAGGTGTCGCCCGGGCTCGGCGCCGTGGTCCCGGTGCCGAACGCAATTTCTGCAGCCGCGGGCAGACTCCCGCCGGCAGCGGCTGCTGCCGCCACTTTTTCCCGATACGCGTATGTTGCCGGTATTGTTGTTGCCATTATATTGCCTCCCTGTAATGCGTGTTACCTTGCCAGAATTCCAGGTATCCGTTATGCCAGACACCCTCTCCGCCCTGGAGCTCTCCAAGCGACCGGGTGCCGTCAAGCATGTCATAAGTCTTTCGGGTCAGCACCCGCACGGATAGCTCCCGGCCGCCGTCTATCAGCTTACTGCCGTCTATAGTCTGCACTGACAGATCCCTGCTGCCGTCTATCATATCCAGGATTTCCCGGTAATTGGGCTCCAAAGTATCAGAGACCATCCGGTCCATACCCAGGGCGTCTGTAGCAGATGCGCTTATTTCAGCCTGCCATGTGCCCCAGTGTCCGTTGTCAAGCAGGTCGCCATCGGGCCGCTGGCCGTCTAAATCCGCCCGTCCATCAATAGGCAGCAGGCCGTCTAACTCATCTGCTACATAGATACCGCCGATGTTATCGCAACCCCACCCGATAATCTCAAAATGCGGCACCCGGGCAGAATCGCATTTATCAAAAATGGCGCTTATCACAGCAGACCACTCGGCAAGCATGATTCTGCATAACAGCTCATAAACAGCGTAAAATTCCAGGCCTACCAGGTGAGACCGGGCCGGCTTTGCCACCTCCGCCATCTGCCGGATCCGGCCCTGCTCTCCCGGGGTCAATTCGATATCCGCAGCATCGGCGCGGATGCCAAACTCCGCCCAGTGCTTGGTCATAAACTTAAATTCCCCGGCATCTGCGCCAAGCGTCTTGCTGCCGTCAATATCAAGCTCGCCGTCAATAAACCTGCCGCCGGAATCGATCCAGGACTGGACCAGATTTCGGTGTTCCAGAATATCGGCGTCACCAAAGCCTGACCAGGTCAAAGCCTTTCGCACTGCCCAGATGGTGCCCTTGTATTTATGCCAGGCGATTGACTCGCGCACCAGGTCCCGTTTTCTGGAAAGATCCAGGTCCGGCTCCCAGAAATCCACGTGATACTGCCAGGCAAGGGCGTCCACCGCTTCTTCGGGCAGGTCATCCAAGCGCTCATATAGGGCCGGGGCCTCCAGCAGGCTGTTGACTTTCTGGATTTCTTCGTCCAGGGCGTCTGCCGCGGCGCTGATGGTCTTATCATCACGGATGGAATCGGGTAAAAGATCCCGGAAATTGATGTCATCTAGATACTTAGGCATCTTCCAGGCCTCCGTAGGTCACGTTCACGCTTGACTCCGCGGCCACCTGCGTCTTGTCTAAGGCGGCATAGGCGGGCGCGTCCACGTCCACGCGCTTGGCTCCCGCCTGCTGGATCCGGCGGATTAACTCGCTGGGGTTGATGTCCCTGCCGATGCTTACGCGCTGCCACTTGCGGTATGCGGACACGGCGTTTTCCACGGCGGTCTGGATCGATTTTGCGCGCGTGGCATCCCCGGTGCTGATATAATAGGTAATGTCAATGTCATAGCCGATCTGCTCCGGAGCGTGTACGCTTACATAATCAGACAGAGGGCGGCGGCGATCCGCGTTTACCTGCTCGTCCACGGCGTCCAATACTTCCTGTCCGGGCAGCTCTCCGTCTTCCATGAGCACGTATATTTCCACCTCCCCGGGCACTGGCGACAGCACGGAGACGTCTAAAATATCCTGGTGGGCCTCTTTTGCCCAGTATTCATAGCTCAATCTCGAGCCTGCGTTGGTGTATTTCTCCGGAGCCAGGCGGATGCGTTCACGCAGGGAATCGTCGCTTTCCTTGTCCGTGCCGCCCAGGGAGGTGGTAGTGTTTTCAACAGAGGTGACATGAGAGACCGGATCAACCAGGCGGTTGATCTGGCCGGCCAGGCATCCGTTTGCCTCCGCGCCGGCTGTCGTGCATTCCGCGGTGACTGTAACAGAGGTGTCACCCGCGGGTATTTCAGCGGCTTCGGCGGTGGCGAAATATACCTGGTCGCCGGGAGTTGCCCGGGTGCCTTCCGGAATGAGCACGGCCGAATCCATTGCTTCTGCTATGGAAAACTTCATGGTGGTTTTGGCAGCCTGGGCGGGCAGGCGCTGGGTATCGGTCAGGATCCCGAGATGGTCAAGATAGTCGCCCCGCGCATAGGCCAGCAGATTCTGCTTTGCCGCGTAATCGATCAAAGACCGCTGCTGTGCGATCAGATACGCCAGGGATTCAAGAAACAGCCGCACCGGGTCCCCGGGGCGCAGGTTTTTTTCGGCAATAGCCTCATAGGTGGTAATCACGCTGGACTCCACCCTGGATGCATCGGTTTCAACAAATTCTATTTCAGGTAGGTCCCCCAGCATTGCAGCCTCCTTTTTTATTGCTTGTGCGCTTACGTTACATCAACTCGGCAGCCCGCGTGGGAAACGAGGGAATAACGTTTTAGGTTGACTTTTTTGACTCATCCTATTATTCTAAAGTCATGGAAACTGTGTTTGATTTTAACCCCACAGATGAAGAGCTTGCCTCTTTGTTCGGAAGCCAAGAGGCGGCAAAACAAGGCCCGTCTGAAAACCCGGATGCAGAGGTGGAGTCTATCGTATGGCTTCTGATCCGAAGAGAGGACTGGGCAAAGGCGGAGAAATACGCCAAAAAAGCAGAAAACAGGCTCCTGGAGACAAACCTGCTGGGCATAATCGACAGGGCCAGGCTGGGCCTGGACTGAAAATCAATAAACAAACCGCAGCTCCCTTTTGAACCGATCCTCCCGCTTAATCGCCTTTAACGCCGCGCGAATTTTCCCCGCGCCCACACCGCTTTTTTGAGCCAGCAGATCCGACAGCGGGTCCAGGTACTCCATTCTTTCGGTTCCCAGATGCAGCTTTCTGACGTCTTCCAGGATATCGCTGTCTTTTAGGCCGAGCCGCGCCACCAGCCGGTCCATCCGGTTTACCCAGGGCGCGTATCCATATCCCGATTCGATCACTTCTTTTTGCCATTTCGGCTCAAACCCGCCCAGCCGGTCTAACATCTCTGGGTAAGTGCGCCTGGAGGTCCACTGGTTGACCGTTTCCATGATTACATTACGGATATCCTCTTTATTGGCCACCCTGTAGGTCCAGACCTGCCGGTTATGGTTGACCTCGTGCCACAGGGCTTCAAGCGCGTACTCCTGATTAAACGTGAGGTCTTTTCTGCCCAGATTTTTAAACGCACCAAGCAGCTCTTTTGAAGGGGTGAATGTTTTTCCGTCAGGCAAACGCATCGCCTTTTCCGATATGGAGATCCTGCCCGAACTGTTTGTGCCCATAAACGCGTTAAACCGCCTGAACTCCACGTCCTGGATTCCATTGCGGGTAATGGGCCCGAAGCGCTCCTTGACAACGTCTGTCATGTCTTGCCGGTTTTTTACGTTAAGCGGCACGGACGCGGCCGGCGCGGACTGGCCAGCGGCACCCTCCAGGCTCACGCCCGCTTTTTCTGCGGCCTTGTAAATATCGTCTTCAATGCCGTATTCTTTTGCCCGCCGCCACAAGCTGTCGGGCATCTGCGCAAACCCTTTCGGGGATAGCGGACTTGCGTCAAAGCCTTCCTGGGGCGCGGGCAGATCCCGCACGTCAGATTCGGACCAGGGTGTTGTCTGCTGCGCCTCACTGCTGCCCGACATTATCGGCCTGGTGGTGGACCTGCAGTTAAAGTGGTTCGGCGGGGTGATCTGCTGCCATATCGGGTCATTCATGGGCCGGACAACACCCGCGTAATGCCGGCAGACCTCGGTGGTGCGGGAGTCCACTATGGCCACGAACTCAACATATTGTATGGTGTCTTCAATGCGCCTCATCTGGGACCACCTGCCCGCGTTCCAGGCGGAGATGGTGTTTGTCCTGTAAACGGTTTCCCAGTACCAGGGTGACTGCTTTGAAAACCCGGCCCGCTCCAAAAGCTCGTCTCCCCGCCCCTCAGATATAAAGCCCTCCAGGGTTTCACCTTCTTCCAGAACCTTTTCGATTTTTTCCTTAACCCTGGTTATCGCGTCCATGCCCGCCATTTTGGCCACAGTAAACGCCCGGAACCGCACGGCCGCATCCATCTGGTAAAACTCGGATGCTGGGATCTGTACACGGGACCTTAGCTGATCCACGGCCTCTTCCATCGGCAGGGGTTCGGGCGAAAAATCGGCCATTTCCGCGCCGGCGGCCTCGGCGATATGCACCATGCCCAGCAGCCAGGCGATCATGAACAGCCTGTAGGTGGCTTCTTCCAGATAATTTGTCGCATCTTCGGCGGGACGTTTCATGCCGGGGATTTCAGGCAGGGCATCCATGAGGTAGCCGTGCATGGATTCGGCCACCACTTCCTTAAAAGACTCCAGGGCCTCTTCTACTTCTTCGAGGTTGGGTCGTTCGAGATCCTCAGGCGCGAGCGGTTTTTCCGCAAAAAAAAACTGTCGTCATTCATGCCGATACCCGCAGCCGCTTTCGGGCTCACGAAAACATCCTTTTCATCCGCTGGCTCCGGAATGTTGTAGGTGTCGTAGGTGGCCCGTCTGGAAACCGGAAAACCCCGGTCCATTGCATCGCGCACCTGTTCCCAGGACGCGGGGGAAAACAAATCGAACCTGAACCTGGGAGGCTGCACGTTTTCCCCGAAGTTTAAGCGCACCAGCCACTTGACCACGGTCTCGTTGACGGTTGCAGCCAGGCTGTTGCTATCTTTTTTAACGAGCTGGTCCTGGGCCTGCTTGTGTATCTCGCCCAGGGAATAGGCGCCCCGGTCGCCCACTTCCGAGGTCAGGGTCACGGTCAAAATCGCCTTGCTGATTTCCTGGTTGCACACAGTAATCAGGTCCCGGAATTCTTCGGCCCGGCCCTTTGCCTCCACGGCCTTGAGCTCTTTTACATTGGAAAACGCGCCGGTGGCCCCGTTTGCCATCTCTGTGAGCTGCTCGGATATAAAGTCGGCCATCTGGCGGGCCTGGTCCTCGTTTTGCGGGCCGTCAAAAAGAGCGGCCAGACTGGGGATGCCGAATTTTTCAAGCACCGTGAGCCAGAACTCAAAGCCCGCGCGCTTAAACCGCCAGGGCCAGTAGCAGCGGGTCAGCACGCTGTTGCCGTAAGGGTTTTCCGGCCTGGGCTCGTTTCTGTGCAGCACGAACTTATAGGGCTG